GTGCGTCGGTGATCCCGTAGCCAGACAGCGTAGTTGGCTTGCCGGTGACACTGGCCCAGGCGGGCGTCACTGTTACGGCTGTACCGATGGCGGTAATGCGGCCTTTTGCATCAACAGTGAATGGCGTGTGCGCCGTGACGCCGTTGTTGTAAGTCCCCGCCGTAACACCGCTGCTGGCCAGAGTTAGCGCAATCGCTGTCGTGCCTGAGCCTGTGGCGTCACCAGACACCGTGATGTTCTGGTTTGCAGTGAGGTAGCCGGGGTTGCTGCCACCAGTCACGCGTCCCTTGGCGTCCACAGTGACGTTGGAGTAGCTGCCTGCGCTGACACCACTGGCCGCCAGGGCCAGCACCACGCCACCCGACAGCGTGCCGGTGCCGGTCGCATCTCCACTGGCTGCGAAGCTGTCAGCCTTCTTGGCAAAGACCCCCGAGCCAGCGGCTGCGGTGACAACACTTCCAGACTCGCCTATGAACAGCGTCTTGCTGACTTCGGACCAGGCCAGTTCCCCCACTGCAAGCGTTGGCGGTGTAGTGGTGGTGGCGGATCGTTTGATTTGAATGAGGTTGGGCATAAGGTTCTCCGTTGAAATTTAGAAATAGCCCGCGTCCAGGGCCAAGGTGCTGACATCAGGCAAGGGACCCGGCGGGCCGACCGCACCCTGATCGCCCTTTGGACCTTGAGGTCCGGGAACGGTGAGCGTGACTTCAACCGAAGTGCTGTCCCATTGCGGCTCCAGACTCAGGCTGACCTCGGTAGTGGTGGTGATGGATGTGCTCATGGATTGGTCTCCATTTACTGGCTCACGTCTGGCAGATATCAGGAAGTACGGGCACGATGAATGTTTCCGTCGATCGCACCATCCCGCCGTCATGCACTTCGACATCGCAGTACAGATTGGCGGGTGCTGGGAAAGTGGAAGACTGAGCAGGATCGACGAGCGAAAGATAGAAGCGCCCGGGATTCACGGTCTGGTCTGGGTCGATTGCCACCGACAGATTGGCAACCAAACCTCCAACGCTCGTGCGCAGTTGGGATCGAATGGTTTGGTTGGTCAATTGGCTCGCCACACCGTTGATGCGGTAAACGCCAGACAAAGCGAAGGTATCGCCCCGCTTAAATGGAGGAGTTGTTTGGGGGTGCGTTGTTTGTGCAGTCATCTCAATATCCTTGAACGTAGGCGTCCACCGTCCCAGCGGTTGCAGCGCCACTGGCGTTGAAACACTGGATCAGCGGACCCGAGGTTGATTTGTCGACCACACGGGCCGTGGTGGCAGTGCCACCGTCTGAATGCAAAGTGAGACTCACGATCACCACGTTTCGCCAGCCGGTGCCAATCGACAGGCGCGAACCGCCCGAGGCAATCACCACATCCGGCAGGCGAATCGTTTTGTCGGGGACATCGATTTGCGCCACCACCGAGCCAATCAGGCCCTGCAGATTGCTCTGGTCGACATCGATACGGAATTGGTAGGTCGTTCCTGCATCGGCCCAGGCCCGCCCCGGAAATGGCACATAGGCCACATCCGAAGACTTCTTCCAAGTGATCTTCCAGGCATAGCCACTGACGGTGGCAGCGATCGTGAGGCTTCCACTCTCGGTAAATGTGACGCTGCCAGTCCAGAAAATAGCCTGGTACTGAGGTACCAGAAACACCGCCGTAGTGTTGGTCCAGAGTTGAGCAGAATCGTTGCTCCACATGCGCGATGAATCGGGTGCCACCACCGGCGTCGTGTTGAGCGTGTAGCTTGCAAACACGTTCTCCACCGGCGCATCACCTAAGTTGCACGCAATGGCCGTGACATTCAGACTCTCATTGCCAGTGGTGTCGACCGCCTTGATCAAGATCTGACCGGCTCCATAAGGAATGGTGACCAGATCCCATGGCGAGACTGCCAGCAGGCCGGTGTGCAATTCCAGCGCGTCCGACCAGGAGCGACTGCCACCTGGCTGCCAACGCACGCGGTAACCGGCAAGATCTATGTCGGTAACTGGCCCCCAAGTCAGGCGCTCACCGTCCAGGCGCAGCCACGGGACATCGGACGGTGGTGCAGTTTTACCCACCACCTGAACGGTCCCCTGGCTCCATGCTCCGCGTACGCCGATCGAGTTGATTGCACGAATGCGAACGTTGTAGCTGGCCCCGTCTTGCACGGGCGACACCCAGGCCACGCCCAATTCGGCAGCAACGATGTCCACCGGCGACCATCCCAGATCGGTCGTAGCTTGGGTCTGAACTTCGACCTGCCCCTTCTGAGCGTAGACCTCGGTAGGTGCGGTCCAGCCCACGCGGATGCGCGAAATGACAGAGCCATCAGCCAGTCGCAGTAATTCAGATGTGCCGGAAGCTAGCGTGAGACCCGACACGGCAGGCACGCTGAACGGGTCTGGCAAATTGGACTGCGCGATGACGGCGGCAGGCGACAGGACCGCTTGCGTGTAAATACTGGCGCTGTATTCACGGGCCACGACATAGACCTCGTCGTTGTCCTTGATTTCAATCTGCATGATCCGAAACAGCTTTGCACTCCAACCCGGCGTTGAATGCGTGATCGGCACTACGTCCCCCACCTCGCAGCGCAGCCCTTCCTGAAAAGCGGAGAACTTCACCACCAAGCCGTAGCGGCTCTGGTTCAGCGTCAACTGACCGATGTTCTGCGCCCGGTAGCTGTTGGCTGTGAAAGGCAGGTCAATCTTGGCTTCCAAAATCAGACCGTTATCAGTTGCACGCAAAGCGGTGGACTCGACCATCGCGAGATCAGGCTGCCACTTCTTGGCTGGGTTGTAGAACCCAGCGGTGACCCGGTTGTACTTGGCGCGTTTACCGGCCTGGCTTATGACCCAGGAGCCGGTGATGTTGCTCTCGGTGAATCCAGAGCTCGAGGCTGTGGTGGCAACGTCAAGCACCAGACGGTACTTGCCGCCGCTAAACACCAGCATGCCCCGGCACGCGGTAAGCAATGCGCGCACGTTGTCATACGCCGTCTGGTTGGTGTCGATCGTGCCGTCGCATGCGTAAGCCGCATAGTTCACCTGGGCGAGCGTGTGCTGGCCAGAGCCTGCTGACGTCAGATCGATCGCGGTCCCAGCAAAGGCATTGGCCATCGTGGTGGCGAGTTGGTAGCTGGTGTCAGTGACCTTGATTGCGTAATAAGTCGTTCCCGCCACCAACGGGCTGGGCACGGTGGCGGTGCTGCTCACCTTAACACCATCTCCGGTGTCGATCGAGATCGGCTGGGAGAAAGTCAGCGCTTCAGTGGTGGTGCTGACGGTAAAGATGTCAGAAAAGCTGGGAGCCGTTATCCGAATATCGCAGGCGTTCGCAGCTGCTGCAATGCTCGTGTCATCGATCGCGCTGCTGGCGATGCCTCGCCCATAAATCGTGTTGATCAGGTAGTCCCGCAGGACGAGTGCCGGATTGTTGGAATACCGGGTCTGGCCGTCGCGTGGGTCGTACAAAGTCCTGCCACGCACATCGGCGGTGATTGTGGGGAGGCCAGAGAAAGCGTTGCGGTCGTATTTGAGCTTGACGTAAAGGTAGGCGCAGTTGGAAAGTTTGCAGGCGCTGGTCCACTTGGGTACATCGGCGGTTAGTGCTGCATCGGCTGCTTCACCGGGTGTACCTAGATGCTTGGTGACAGTGAGCAACCCGGTGAACTTGGCGTCCGTAGAAAGCACATCGTCCAAATACACGTTATCGATCGCTGTCACTGGCCCTTCGCAGAGAACCAGCACCAGATGCAGGTATTCGTTGCTGCTGCCGGAAACCTCAATGAACACCCGTGTGCCACCCACCCGGCGGCGGCCATAGATCACCGGGATCGGGTCGACATTGCTCTGGGAGTTGATCAGGATGCCCTGCGCCTGGGCCGAAGACAGCGCGGACTGTGCGCTTGAGGGCGAGTTCGAACCGATCAGTGACTGAACCGCCAGATTGGCGACACCCCCAGCGACAAGACCAGTCGCCCCGCCGATGAAGCTGGCGGTGGCAATCGATGCGCCAAGAACGTCAGCCGCTGCAGCAGTGATGCCTGACTCAATGACCATGCCAAGTACGGCATCGGCCACCACCGCACCCACGGCCTCAGACACCACCGATCCAACGATGGCTCCAATGACGATGCCTGCCATTACGCGACTTCCCTGCGGCGAACTACCTTGGCGTACATGCGCTCGACGTCCTGGTATCCCAGGTGTTCGAGCAGTCGACCGAAGTCTTTAGTCTGTTTGACGTGGTAATAAATCTTTTGCACACCCTGGGCTTTGAGGCCCATCTCAGCAAAGCGCAGCAGTTTCAAAACAACACGCCCGGCGCGTACCTCGGGAACGGCATACACGGCACTGTTGGCGGCGACCAGTGCGTCCTGGTAATGGATGTGGGTCTGCACGATGAATGCTGCATAACCCACGATCACACCATCGCGTTTGGCGATGAAGGTGGCAAGCTTTCCGGCAGCGTCGAGTTCGCCGTAGCGAGCCCAGTCGACGTTCAGGCGTTCGAGATCCTTCTGGCCGACTTCTTCGTATTCGCGTTCGGCCAGGGCTTGGAGTTCTTGGGTCGCCGCGCCGATGGGGATGCGCGCATACGTGTAGAAAGATCGTCCGCTCTTCACAGGGATCCCCACTTGATTTCACGGTTGATATTGGTCACGAACTGAAACCCCCGGTCGCCCGGAAACCAGATCTGCTCTTCCGGGTCATTGGTGTGCCTGCCGGGCGTGCGTTGGAAATCCACCCATTGCGAGCTGGCAGTCACGGCGATCGTGCAGGTGCCATTGTTGGGGTCGTCAGAGATCTCCATGCTGTCAATCCGACCATCGAACACCAGCAAAGGGTTGCTGATGATGGCCAGGCGGTAATCCAGAAAACCTTTGTAGATGGCGATGCGCCGGTCGATATAGGGCTTGGACAGCGCAATCGAAATCCAAGTCTGATCCACTGCTGAGACTTGCACCGTGACATTGGGGATGCTCATGTCACTGGTCTCTGAAAGACCGGAGAACCCGAGGAAGTGACCGTTGGCCGTATAGGTATTGGTGCTCCACAGCACGTTGATCCAGGCGTCAGTCATACGGATGGTGCCGTCGTCAAACCAGGCCTCAACCAAATAGACAGGCTGATTGCTTGACTTGAGGATCTCGGCGATGAACTCTGAACTTGCTCCACGATCCATAAAAAATTGACCTTAAAAGGCCTCCACCAACTGCAAGCTGAAGTTGTAAATCGACCCCGGAGCCACGGCAGACTCCATCGTGT